TGTTCGTTGTACCTTTTTAATCCTACGAATCTTTCGTGGATCAATTTGGCGCAATTCCAAGATACCATCTTTTGGTCTCTTGGGATCTAAAACGACATGATAGTAGATACGACCATCTACATACCATTGCTTAAAAATTTCGTGACCACGCTGTTCGAACTTAAACATTCGAAGCATTTCTTGAAATTCGTCACGAATCTTTTTCTTAATACCATCAGATACTTTCACATCATCAAGAATAATCTCTACTGACTGATCTTTTTCAACTGAAACAATTGCTTCATTAACAATGTTTTCAATTGCTGTATCACAGTCACCGTATTGGGCAATCTGCCTATAACGACGAAGAAGATCGTTTTCATTCTTGATAACGCCTTCCAAGTCCATGACTTGACCAAAGTATCCCCCAGCATTTATTCCAACACTGGTTGATACTACGGTTGAGCCATCTTGCGCAGGATTAGGAGCCACCACACTGGGTAACTCCTTGCCTTGTTTACGCTTTATTTCAAATCCAAATAATTCCATACTATATCCCTACGTTAATTTCTTTCGCTTCTATTTATAGAGGGAAAGTACCGACTGGAGTATCAATCGAAACGTTGAGACCAAAGCCAGAACTTGCACCTGTATCAGAAGTGAAGAAGTTGTAAGTAAATTCAACATCAAACATTTCGATAGCGTTTTGCTGTTCGTAATCTAGTGCAACTGCACCGATTAGCGTTGGCATCGCATCAACAAACTTGTATGATTTGATTTCTGCACCACCACGATCCAACTGAGTTACAGTCAAGTCGACTTGGTAATCGCTAGGATTAGTACGACCATCAGTAGTGTTGTAGTTCTGGATACCAGATTGCCATTGCTCGAGAGCATTACGGATACCGAAAGTAGTATCGTTATAAATTGTTACCGTCCAAGGTTGGAAAGTACGTTCACCAGCAAAGTTCACTGGACGACCACGATAGAGAACTGGAAGGGTCTCAATCGTAGAAGCAGGTAACTGTGCTGCTTTACAGAGGAATTGTGCCCTCTGTCCAGCAATCGCACCAAGACCAACATAAGACGGAAATGTTAAATCAACACGAAACTGATTGGGACGTGCACCGCCACCGATCATTTGTGCCTTAAAGTCAGCAATATTTGCCATTTCTCTATCTCCTTTGTTCTAATCTATTTATGTTCACTCTATTAACCAGTCAACTCGCTGAACGAAACGCCAGTACGAGCAGCAACAAAGTTCAGAGTGATAAAGTTGATAGAACGGCTAGGTTTGACGAAGATATCAGCAACGAATTCGTTACGATCGATAACTTCACCAGTGTTGTTGCTATCATCACACTTCACTAAGAAGTCTGTTACACCACGACGACCTTGTACGTCACGGAGGAATGGTTCAACCAAGTTACGGAACTGAGCACGAGTGAACGAATCGTTGAATTCGAACAACTGGAACTTAGCAGCAGTAGCAATGGCTTTTTCAAGAACGATAAACAAGCGACGGACATTGATACGATCGAAAGCACTTGGCTTAGAAAGTAGAGTCTTGTCACCAAATAGAACAGTGCCATCTCCAGGGAAAGTAACAACAGGGTTGATACCAGCCTTATAAAGAGCATCACGGTCTGTTTTGGTTGGGTTCATTGCTAGTTTAACAACATTCTTAACTTGACCACGATTCAAACCAGCAGGTGAGAACCATGCATCGTTTGTGTAGTCTGTACGAGCAGCAAGACCAGCCATGTCACCATTTAGTGGGACGAAGCGATATACATCGTTATAACGATCGTATTGGTACTTGTAGCCAGAGTCCATTGCAGCATAAGAGCTAGATGGCAAACTGTTACGGTATGTAATCATTGCATCAGTAGCAGTAGAACCGTTACCAATAATAACATCGTTAGTAGATGTATTGATTGGTGATATGAATACCATACAGTCTTTACGTGCTTCACAAACGTTGTTAATGATGTAAGTAGCAGTTGTTGTTGAAACTTTACCAGCAGCAAGTAGGCTAACATCATAAGCAGCATCGTCTGCTAGAAGGATCCATGCATTTTGAAGATTACCGTCAGTGGTAGCAAAATCGTCAACACCACCAGTTAAAGAACTATCGATAGTACCAGAAGCACCAAGACCAGTAAAGGTAACACCAGATGCAGCTGAACCCCAGTTAGTTCCTACTGTTGGATGATCCATCCAATAAATATATTCTGAACGAGAGTTAATTACACTTTTGTAGTAGTTGTTAGTTCCATCACTTTTCTTAGCATCACTTGCTTTAGAAGCAAAGGCAAACTTTTCAAGAACAGTACCAGCAGTTCCAGAGAAAAGACCATCCTCATCGATGATAAGAATATGTACTTCGTCCGCAGACGCACCTGCTGCAGCAGCAAAATCAGAAGTTCCTGGAGCAGAATCAAACTGTGCTTTGTAAGTGGCAGATGCATTGTTCCAAGAAGAACTATCCATCATGACAACTTGTAAAGAGTTACCTAATGCACCTGCATACCTTGCAGCAAATTCTCCGAAGAGACCTTCACCTGCTTGATATGAAGTAATGTAAGTATCGTTATTTTTAATTTTAACACCAGCAGTAGTAATTGTTGATGTCGCTGTAGCAGTTGTTCCAGAATCAGGAGCACCAATAGTAATTGCTGGCTCTGTTGAATATCCTGAACCTGCTTCAACAATTGTAATCCCAGTGACTGTAGAAGTGCCAATGGTAACTGTACCGATTGTAGCACCTGTTCCATCACCAGTAATAGTTACTGTTGGGGCAGTTGTATATCCTGAACCTGCTACATC